CAAGCATTAGCTGCTTTAAAAGGAGCTCATGAAGTTGCTGATTATGATAAGGTTGCTAAAGCTCAAGAGGTATTATCAAAAATATCTTTTGAAGAAAATAAAGTTGCTACATCTAAACAACAACTAGAATACCAGCAAAATGTTCAAGAAGAACAAGCAGCTAATTATCAAAATTACCAACAACAAGTCCAACAACAAAACCAACAAGCAGTTCAACCAACTCAGTTAGATGAAAAAACTCAGGATTGGGCAGAAAAAAATAGTTGGTTTGGCGAAGATGAAATAATGACGGTATCAGCTTATACCATTCATAACCAACTTACTCAACAAGAAGGCTTTGACGCTGGGACAGATGAGTACTATACTGAGGTAGATAGGCGAATTCGTAAAGAGTTCCCACAGAAGTTTAATGAATCTTCTGTTAACAAATCTAAGCCTCAACAAAAGGTGGCTTCGGCTGGAAGAGTAGCTGGTAATACTAGCTCTAATAAAAGACAAGTAAAATTGTCTCCTTCTGAAGTTCAAATGGCTAAAAGATTAAACGTACCGCTAGGCGAGTACGCTAAATATGTTAAAAGGTAAAAATTATGACAGAAGATAATAAAGATTTAAACAGAACCCCGCGTTCTGCCGACACTCGAGCAAAAAAAGTTGCTCGCAAACCTTGGAGTCCACCGTCAATGTTGGATACTCCCCCACCACCTGAAGGATATACCTACAGATGGATTAGAGCTGAAATCGTTGGTAACGAAGACAGAAAAAACGTAACTTCTAGGCTAAGAGAAGGTTTCGACCTTGTTAGAGCTGAAGAGATAGGTGATTTCCAACTTCCTACTATTGATGACGGCAGACATGCAGGGGTAGTTTCAGTTGGAGGTTTGCTATTGGCCAAGATCCCGAATGAGACACGTGAAGAAAGGAACTCCTATTTTCAAGATCGTGCCAAGACACAGCAAAACGCTGTGGATAATGACCTCTTAAGGGAATCTGATCCAAACTCTCCGATTTTAAAACCGGAAAGAACAAGCAAAGTAACTTTTGGAGGTGGTCAACGTAGTTGATCATCAATTAATTAAATATAACTTATAAGGTGACTTATTATGTCTAACAAAGATGCCCCTTTTGGAATGCGACTTGTTGGTAAGTTAGGTTCTGGTGTTGCTAACAATGGCCTCACAGAATACAAACTTGCTTCAGCTGCTTCCGGAAACATTTTTTCAGGCGATCCAGTTAAAATGACTAGCGCAGGTACTATTTTAGTAGCAGCTGCTGGTGATGAATGTATTGGAGTATTTAGAGGATGTCAATTTACCGATTCAAACGGTGACGTGGTATTCAAATCTTACTTCCCTACAGGAACTGTATCTTCTGATATCGTAGCGTTTGTACAAGATGACCCTAATGGCTTATTTGAAATTCAAAGTGCGGGTTCACCTGCACAGACTGATGTAGGATTAAATGCTGATTTTGTTTACGCAGCTGGATCTACCAAAACTGGTATGTCTGCTGTAGAACTATCTGGCACTACTGCTGCAACAACCGCATCCTTAAGGATTGTCGGTTTTTCATCAGATCCATCAAATAGCACAACAGGTTCAGCTAATGTGAACGTAATTGTAAAATGGAATGAACATTCCTACACCGACCCTACAGGAGTATAAATAATGGCTATAAATAGAGCGCAATTAGCGAAAGAATTAGAGCCAGGCCTTAACGCCTTGTTCGGTATGGAATATTCAAGATATGAAGCAGAGCACACAGAGATTTTCGATATGGAAAGTTCTGATAGAGCGTTTGAAGAAGAAACTTTAATCGTGGGATTTGGTAATGCAGAAGTAAAATCAGAAGGTAGTGGTGTCAGATTTGATACAGCTAACGAAGGTTATACATCTCGTTATACTCACGAAACAGTAGCTTTAGCATTTGCACTAACAGAAGAAGCTGTTGAAGATAATCTTTATGATAGACTCGGCGCACGTTACACCAAAGCACTAGCAAGATCTATGGCTAATACTAAGCAAATCAAAGCTGCATCTGTATTGAACAACGCGTTCGATACAACAGGTGGCGATGGCGTAAGCTTAATAGCAACAAATCATCCTCTAGGCGGCGGTGGTACTCTAGCAAATAGAGCAACTACTATGGCGGATCTTAATGAAACTTCTCTTGAAGATGCATTAATTAACACTTCTACATTTACGGATGATAGAGGTCTTAATATTGCTTTAAGAGGAATGAAATTAATTATTCCACCTCAATTGCAATTTATTGCTGACAGATTACTACAAACTCCAGGAAGAGTTGGTACGTCTGACAATGATATTAATTCAATTAAGAATATGGGTATGTTGCCTGATGGCTATGTCGTAAACCATTATCTAACAGATACAGATGCTTTCTTCTTGAAAACAGACTGTCCTGATGGATTTAAGTATTTTGAAAGATCTCCAATGCAAACTGCATTAGAGGGTGACTTCGATACTGGTAACATGAGATACAAAGCTAGAGAGCGTTACAGCTTCGGATATTCTAACTTTAGAGCCGTTTACGGTTCTCAAGGAGCTTAAAGGAACGATTTATTGTAGCGTTTCTAACTCAACTACAATTATAAAGGGAGCTTCGGCTCCCTTTTTTGTTGCTTTAAGTTAGTTCTGGTAGTAAAATTTTAAGACTAGGATTAATTAACTTGTTCTATCGACTGACCTAGCAGACAAGCCGAGACAATAGAACTTATTTCCCAGGAGGAAATTATGGCAAAATCAACATTCTCTGGTCCTATTAAGTCACTAGCAGGATTTATTTCAGCAGGTAACGCTAACGTAGTTAGTTTAACTGCAGACACTACTCTTACAGTAGCAGATCATGCAGGTAAAGTTCTTGTATGTAACGATGCTGACGGTAAATTTACTTTACCTTCAATTGTATCAACTGCTCCAGGAAGTAATGATGATCCTAATCAATTAAACAACTTAGGGGCTACATTTACTTTTATAGTAGTTACAGCAGCAACAGATATGGATATTTTAACTGACGGAACAGATAAGTTAGTCGGTGGTTTATATACTGGCGTTACTAATTCAACAGGTAAAACTTTTATCTCAGCTGCAGCTAACGATGTAATCACTATGAATGGAACAACTAAAGGTGGACTTGCAGGCAGTATAGTTAAAGTAACTGCTATGGCTACTGCTAAATATGCTGTAGAAGGTATTATTTTAGGTTCAGGAACTTTAGTAACTCCATTCGCTGACGCATAAGGAGTAAATTATGGCAGACGCAGTAACTTCAACAACAATACAAGATGGGAATAGAATAGCTATTATACAGTTGACTAATACATCTGACGGTACTGGTGAAAGTGCAGTTACAAAGGTAGATGTTAGTGCTTTATCTGCTAATACTGCTAATGGACAGGCCTGTACAGGTGTTAAGCTTGGTAGAATTGTTTATTCCACTTTTGGAATGAGTGTAAAACTTTTATGGGATGCAACTACAGATACAATCTGTTGGGATTTAAATGCAGACTATACAACAGATGAAGATTTTACAGGATTTGGAGGTATACAAAATACTTCTGGTAGTGGTAAAACAGGAGATATCAAGTTGACTACAACTGGTCATTCTGCTTCAGATTCTTACGTTATAGTCTTAACTTTAATTAAAGATTACAACTAAGATGAATGGCTGAATATAAAGGCAAAACAGTATCTTTAAACAGACCCAGGGCTATCCCAAAAGGTAGTCCTGGTTATGGTGAAAAACGTAAAGAAGTGTTTGTTAAAAATTGCAGCAGCGAAAGTAGTAGAGTCAAAAGAATTACCTTTGGCGATAAAAAAATGGGGATGCACAAAGATACTGCATCACGAAAAAAATCATATTGTGCTAGAAGTGGCGGAATAAAAAGCGACAGATGTAGTGCAAACTACTGGGCTCGTAAAGACTGGGATTGTTAATATGACAAAAAAAACACACACAACTAAAGACGGAAGAACTGCTAAAAAAGGTTTATATTACAATATGAACAAGGCAAGAGAAGAAGGTAGAAGCAAGCCAGGTAAAGGTACGGTAACTGATGAAGCTTTAACTCGTTCTGCTAAAACAGCAAAACCTAGAGTTAAAAAAGCTTCTGGTGGCCCACTTAAAAAAGTACCAGAAGGAAATAAAGGATTGCCTAATTTGCCAAAAAAAGTAAGAAACAATATGGGTTTCTTTGCCGGTGGTGGCGCAGCAAATAAACCAAAGATAGCTAGAGGATGTGGGGCTGTAATGTCGCATAAACGTAAAACAACCAAATTTTCTTAAGGAGATAAGTAATGTTTAAAAAAACTAAAGGATATGCAAGTGGTGGCCCTGTAAAGGGAACTAAATATATGGCTAAAGGCGGTGCTATGAAAGGCACTAAATACATGGCAAAAGGCGGAGCAATGAAAGGCACTAAATACATGGCCAAAGGCGGTAAAGCTTAATTTAGACCTCCTATGTCATATTTAATTTCTAATGTACCGCAGTTTAAATGCTGGGTAAGA